AACCAGTGTCACATCTGACTCGATTAGACAGTAGAATTAAAATCATTACTGTTCCGTGGGAACCTTACTTCAATCAACCCCAACCATTGAACCTCGCTGCATCTTTAGTTAAAAGCGATTATATTTTAAAATTGGATTCTGATACTGTTATGAATCCATACTTTAATTTTTTTGATCACCATACTATTGATGATGAATCATTTTTAACTGGTACGGATGAAACATGGCACTTTACTCATGAAAAACTTGATTCAAGACATGTCTACCAAAAATACAAATATATAAAACCCCTTTGGGGTACTTTGTACATATCAAAGGAAAATTATATGAAAATTGGTGGATATAATGAAAACATGGATAAGTTTGCTGCTTGGGAGGATACTGAGATATATGAACGGTTATTAATTTTGGGTTTGAATCATGTAAACATAAACTTTAAGGAAAAGACTCTATTTTCATTACCACACGCAACGAAAAAACGAGTAGAAAACTTTAAAGCTTATTGTGAGAACAAACATATTGAAGTCGCAATCAGAGACCACATTAAAAAATTCAATAATATTGAAGATGATAATGTTGTACATCGGTTAATTCTGGAAAAACATAATAGAATTAACTACAAGAAATTCAAATTAAAAGAAGATAGTGATTATTATGTAGAACCTATGGTAAAATGGGACATACAACAAGAATCTCCTCAACACTATACTGCATATAAAATTGCACAATAAATAAATCATACTGAATTTTATTAATTAAATGGCGACCTATCCTGTTATAAACAAAGTCACTGGTGAACAGAAAGAAGTGAATATGAGTGTTCACGACTGGTCTCAGTGGAAGTTAGATAATCCGGACTGGGATAGAGATTGGAGTGATCCATCTACTTGTCCTGGTTCTGGTGAAGTAGGCGAGTGGAAAGACAAACTCATTTCCAGAAATCCAGGCTGGAATGATGTTCTCACTAAGGCCGGAAAAGCGCCTGGTTCTCGTGTAAAGAAAATCTAAATGGCAAGACAAAGAAAGACATCTAACGGCAACATTGGGATTGGCATGAGCGCAAAACAACTGCGTCGTAAAAAACCAATTAATTCTGATTTGATGGTGGATATTTCACCACTGACTGACAATCAAAAAGTATTTTTTGATGAATATAAAAAAGGTAAAAACATTTTTGCCTATGGTGCAGCGGGAACAGGTAAAACTTTTGTAGGATTATACTTAGCACTTAAGGATGTTTTAGACGAAAGAACTCCTTATGAAAAGGTTTATATTGTTCGTTCTCTAGTCGCTACAAGAGAAATTGGATTCTTGCCTGGAGACCATGAAGATAAGTCTTCACTCTATCAGATTCCATACAAGAACATGTGTAAGTACATGTTTGAGTTGCCTTCTGATGCGGACTTTGAAATGCTTTATGGCAATCTAAAGGGTCAAGAAACTATTTCATTCTGGTCTACATCATTCATTCGTGGTACTACACTAGATAACGCGATTGTTCTTGTTGATGAAATGCAAAACTTGAACTTTCACGAATTAGATAGTATAATTACTCGTATTGGTGAAAATAGTAAGATTATTTTTTGTGGTGATGCTACTCAATCTGATCTTGTTAAAACTCACGAAAAGAATGGTATTCTAGATTTTATGAAAATCATTCGTGCAATGGAATATGATTTTTCCAGTGTAGAATTTGGTGTTGATGATATTGTTCGTTCTGGACTTGTCAAAAACTATATTGTTACAAAGTTGGCTTTAGGTATGTAATGTTTGTCCATCTAGATTATTTAAAAGAAGAGGTTGATCTACAAGCCCAAAGTATTGAAGGAACTCGTTTTTATCGGGTTCCTTCTGGTAGATTGTATCCCTCTATCACTTCTGTCACCAGTTTTTATGGTAGACAGAAATTTATTGACTGGCGTAAGAAAGTTGGTGAGGAAGAAGCCAATAAGATTACTAAGGTTGCTACAGAAAAAGGAACTAAGTTTCACGATATTGTTGAAAAGTATTTGTTGAATGAAGATATTGACAAATATAATCCCCTTCCTATTACGAAGTACCTTTTTCTTGCAGCTAAACCCTATCTAGATCGTATAAATAATATACATGCTTTAGAAAAGTCACTTTATAGTGACTACTTGGGACTCGCGGGTAGAGTTGATTGCATCGCAGAGTACGAGGGAGAGCTCGCAGTCATTGACTTCAAGACTTCAAAAAAAATAAAACCTGAAGAATGGATTGAAAATTACTTTGTCCAGGAAACAGCATATGCTTGCATGTATTATGAAATGACTGGTATTCCAGTCCAAAAACTGATTACTATTATGGTCGCTGACAATGGAGAATGCTTCGTCTATGAAAAAAGAAACAAAGGTTACTATATTAAACTTCTTACCAAATACATCCGAGAGTTCGTCGCTCATCATACCGAAACCCATGCAGAACAACACTGAAGATGTAAATTCACTCATTAAAGAAAAATTTCTCTGTCAGTCTAAGTTTGCACAAGACATTGAACATCTTGTGATGAATTCAAAAATTAATTATATTGAAGCCATCGTCACTTATTGTGAAGAAAATGGTATTGAATTTGAGTCAGTTTCAAAACTCATTTCAAAACCACTGAAAGAGAAACTAAAACATGAGGCAACCCAACTTAACTTTCTGAAAAAAACAAGTCGTGCTAAATTAGTATTCTGATGACGCCAATAGAGGTATATAAAACATACCTGGCATTCAAGAATCATTTCACCAAATCAAACTACGATTACTTTCAATATTGCGGAAAGTCTAGAGCTTCCAAAGAGTCCTTTAACAAAAGGAAAGATCGATACTTCTTTGAACGTATGTCTCGTCAAAAGTCTGATGACGAGATTCGTCAATATTTCTTAGCTAATTTTGTAGAATGTGATGATCCCGCAAAACTTTGGATCGGTGAAATTATTGAATCCGGTGAAAAAAATTATTCAAACTGGTTGAAGAGATCTCAAAGTCTCTTCTATCTCTTTAAGACAGAAGCTGCAGTTTTTGTGCATAAAGATAACTTCAATCAGTTATTTGAAATTCAGGGATCTTCCCATCCAGATATTCTTAAAAAGTATTTACAAAACGCTATATCCATAGAAACTTTCATAATTTTGGATATGATTCTTAATTTTTCCAAAAAATTTGATAAGAAACTACTAGATCCAGTGTGGGAATCCGTCAGTTTACGCATCAAAAAATACAAATCATTCCTAAATATTGATAAGGAAAAGTACACACAAACTCTAAAGGAGATTGTATTGTGAATGAAGTTTTTCAGTATGAAGTGGAAGAACTTAAACGAATCCTTGACTCTCTCAAGGATTTTGTAGTATCTAACAACAAAACTATAAGATGTACTGAATATTATATAGCTTTAGATAATAAAAACTTCCTTCAAGTTCTTGAAGATACTTTTAATGATTCTACTTTAAATGAAAATTTAAAAAAAGAACATCTAAAGTTAATTAAAATTTTTCTCGAAAAACAAAAAAACTTATATCATAAACTTTGTTTTGAAAGTAATGCACAGTCACTTGATTTAAAATCAAGATTTGAAGATGTTTTAATGTTTTTAGGATTTTCCGAAAATAAAAATAATTTATTTTCAAATTTAGAAAATACAATAAATCGTATAGATATAAAGGAGATTGTACAGTGAGTGGATTTTTCCAATCCGAAATTGTAAGAGAAGCCATCAAAGAGATGGAAGAACTTCAACAACGAATTATTCAAGACACATTCAAAGCTCCACTTATGAGCAAAGAAGAAAAGAAAGAACATGTTGAGTTAATGAGAACTTTCTTAGAGAAACAAAAAAACTTATATTTCCGTCTATCCCTCTCAGATGATCCAGAAGCATTAGAAATGAAAGAAAGAATCCAAGAAGCTGCAGAGTTTCTTGGATTTAAAGGTAATAATGTAAACCAATTATTTTCCGAAATGGAAAACACTCTGAAAAGACTAGATAAAATTGCAGAGATAGAGTAACATGTCCTACTACTACAAAATCACCTCCGCATATTGTTATCACAATGGTGAAATTGTAGATATGTATTTCATAAACGGAATTCCTTTTACATTTGATGATATTCCTTTAATTATGCAACAAGATCCTTACATTCAAATGGAAGCCGAAGACCATGAATCATATTCATCCGAAGACATGTACAGGTGGTCAAATTACTTAATTGACGAAATGTGTCACCCTCTTTTGTTTGAGTTACAGATCGAAAACCCCGAAGAAATGCCTAAAGACTAGGGCTTGACAACCCTTCTGCCCTGCGGTAAGATAAAGTCGTCCCAAAGGCCAAATACACTCAATACGGAGAATACAAATGTCTTTTGCTGATCTCAAGAAACAGTCCCGTGCTGGTTCACTGACTGAAAAACTGATCCAACAAGTTGAAAAACTGAATAGT